GTTCTGATTCCACTCTGGAAGGTTGAAGCAGCCATGTCTGAAGAGAGACGGCTGACGGTTGTGAAGGACATGAACAAGAGACGGACCGGACTGGACGTTGCCCGGTTCGGTGATGACAAGACGGTCTTTGCCACACGGTATGGCTTTTGGTTTGAGCCATTGGTTCAGCTTGCCAAGAAGAGCACCACTGAGACCTTCTCAAAGCTCAAGGTCATGGGACTCTATCCCTATCTTGTGGATGACATTGGTGTTGGTGGTGGTGTCACGGACAACGCTTCAGAGCAGAAGCTTGATGTCTATGGCATCAATGTGCAGAACGTTGCCAAAGACAAAGAGACCTTTGCCAACCTCAAAAGTGAGCTTGCTTGGAAGTTCCGTGAGATGATAGATGATGTATACCTTCCTTATGATGAAGAGCTGCTTGCTCAGTTGAGCAATATCAAGTTCAAGTACATTGGTGGAAGGATTGCAGTGGAGCAGAAGGATGAAGTCAAAGCAAGGACTCACGGTCAGTCCCCGGACAAAGCAGATGCCGTGTTCCTAGCAATCTCAGACTACTATGTCAAGCGTAAGAAGAAGGGTGGGACTGTTATAACTGCCGGGAATTATGATGAGATATTGCATAACCACAATGAAAACAGGTAAGATAATGAGTAAAGAGAGGGCATTTGACCAATGATCATACAAGCAACAAACAAGAAGAACTTTGCCCGGACTGAGAAGCCTGACATTGACAGTGAGCTTGGCACCTCTGGTGGTAGTCTTGCAGACATGCTCACCGTCAAGAAGAAGACTAGCAGCAAAGTCAGCATCAAAGATCTCCGGTTCATGAAGGACAATGACGGCACGGTCCGTTCACTCTATCAGATCCTGAGAATGCCTATCATGTCAAACAGTTGGAGACTGGATCCTGAAGAGGTTCCGGAAGGTCTGCAGAAGGCAGCCAAAGAGCAGGCTGATCACGTCCTTGATAACTTCACCCGTCCACCTCACAAGGGTGGCATGACAACTCCATTCCGCTTGGTCATTGCCCGGACACTCAAAGCAGTGCTTGAAGGCTATGCCATTGCAGAGAAGGTGTGGACTCTGAATGAGCAGGGCAAGATTGTATATAGGAAGATTGCATTCCGTGATGTCACTGAAGTCACTGTCCTCAGAGATGACAAGGGTGGCTTTGCAGGCTTTGAGCAAAGCTATTATTCAAAGGAACAGAAGAAGACCATCACCGTTCAGATCCCTGTTGAGAAGTGCTTCCTCTACACTTACAACAAAGATGAGGATGAGATCTATGGTCAGTCAGCATTCCAATCTGCATACTACCATTGGGACCGCAAACGCCGTCTCTACTACCTTTATGAGCAGAGCGTTGAGAAGGGTGCCATGCCACCAAAGATGCTTGAGGTTCAAGAAGGCAATGATGACACTGAGTCCACTCAGCGTGCCAACCTGCAGGCAATGGACCGCTTTGGCATTGACTCAGCAGTGCTTGTCCCTACCGGTTATAAGCTGAACCCTTATGATGCAGGCAAGGGACGGATTGATCCTATGCCCGGCATTGATCACCAAGATGCTCAGATGGCACGTTCCGTCTTGGCTCAGTTCATCCTGCTTGGATCCGGGGACAAGACCGGCTCCTTTGCATTGAGCAAGTCACACGCTGACCTGTTCATGATGGCACTCCGGGGAATGATGGCTGAAGTTGAAGAGCATATCAATTCATACCTGATCCCTCAGCTGATTGACTACAACTATGAGACTCAATACTATCCTGAGTTCCGCTTCAATGACATGTCAGATGACACCGCTGACTTCATTGAGAGCATCTTCCTTGAGATCGTGAAGAAGACTGATCTCCGGAAGGACTTTGTGGACGGCTTGGTTGAGCAGGTTGCAGACCGGCTTGACATTGACCTGACTGAACTGAAGGCTGATGACGTGAATGATACCGGTGAAGAGCTGCCTGAAGGCGGTGCTGCAGTAGTGGCTGAAGTGGAAGAGATTGCAAAGACCGCTTTGAACGGTGCTCAGATTGCAAGCCTGCTCTCCATTGTCACTCAGATTGTCACGGGTCAGATGCCATATGACACCGGACGTGCCGTGATTGTTGCTTCATTCCCTACCCTATCAGATGAAGAGATTGATGGGATCCTTGAACCTGCCAAGACATTCACGCCAACTGCTGCTGCCCTCAGCCGGTCAAAAAAAAAACTGAGTCATAGTCACCGGCGTGGTGCAAGTGCCCGGCACTTTGACACTGAGAAGCAGGAGCTTGCTTGGAGACGGGATCTCTCACCTGCTGAAGCCAACACCAACCTTGCTGCAATAGAAGACAAGATCATCAGTCAAGAGAAGAAGTTTGATGCTGCCATGAAGCCGGTCTTTGATGACGTGGTTGCTCAGGCACTGGAAGACATCAAGCCAATCCTTGAAGGTGGTGACATCACCAAGCTTGAAGACTTCAGCCTGACGGGTGCTGACAAGTATGCTCAGACCATTACTGATCAGAGCCTTGAGACTTACAATGCCGGGAAGAAGATCACGTCTGATGACCTTGACATTGGCATTCCAACCACTCCCAAAGAGTCAAAGGAATACTTCAAGCAGAACGGCAAGAGCATTGCTGACAAGCAGTTCAGTGATCTCACATTCATCATCAAGCAGAAGGTCACATCAGAGTTCCACAAGGGACAGCTCTCACGGGGTCATGAGTTTGCCACACCTGAAGAGATTGCTGCCTTGCTTGGTGAGGACTTTGAGCAGTTCTATCAGAAGACCATCTCACTCACCGGCGTGATAGCAGTTGCTCAGGCAATCAACCGGTCCCGTGATGATGTCTTTGAGACAGCCAAAGAGGACATTGAGGTCTATCAGTATTCAGCAATCTTGGATGACGTGACGTGTGAGCTTTGTGAAGCAATGGATGGAACGGTTGTTGAGCATGAGGAATACAAAGCTTCTCCATATCAGCCACCTGAACACGGCTTCTGCCGTTGCATATGGATTGCAATCAAGAAGGATCAGACTGATATTCCTGAGACCACCGGGATCCCGGACATTCCTGAAGAAGTTGTGGCTAAGAATCAAGCGTTGTAACATAAGCATTGAAGGGATATAGTAAAGATATGAAGGACAAAAAGCTCTATACAGTATTGCAACCTGATGACTCAAAGGCAGTCAGGTATGCAGCCGGTGACAGTGAATATCCAAACGCCAAAGGCAAACTCTACAAGAAGAGGATCATCAACTTTGGTGAGTACGCTGACCAATGGTTCCCTGAATACTTCCTGCACCTTGATGAAGCATGGGGTGAATCAGTCCTGCAGAACTTCAAGGACGGCACGGTTGGACGTGTCTATGTTCCTGCTTCCCACACTGATGATCCTGACAAGAATCGTGGTGAAGTCATTGACATGATGCTCTCTGCAGACGGTGCCGGGATTGATGCAATCCTTGACATCCGTGATGAAGAGACCGTTGAGAAGATTGAAGCTGACCTGATATGGGATGTCTCAATTGGCTTCACAATGAACTGGATCACCAAAGAGGGTGATGAGAAGGGACCGGCAATCTACCACGTTGCATTGGTCAACAACCCTTATATTGAAGACATGACTCCGTTTGAAGCGTTTGCCAAAGTGACTGCTGAATGCAGAGCAGAGGTTGCCACCAATTATGGTGCTAATGCTATAATGTTGAGCAGGTCAGGGATCAAAAAAGAATTAAGCAAGGAGAGTGATATGGACAAAGTTAAGATCATCAATGACAAAGAATATCCGGTTGAAGTTACCTTCAGAGAAGGTGATGAAGACAAGACCGTGACTGTTGAAGCCGGTGCTGAAGTAGAAGTTCCTGCAGATCAGAAGGAAGTTGTTGAGACTCTCATTGCAGAATCCACCGCTCCTGAAGAAGAAGAGACTGATGAAGAGCGTGAAGCCCGTGAGAAAAAAGAGAAGGAAGATGCTGATGCTGCAGCTGCTGAAGAGGAAGGCACCAAAGCTGAACTTGCCAAAGCTCAGAAGCAGATTCAAGAATACCGCAAGAAGGAAGTTGATCAAGAATATGAGAAGCTTCTCAAAGCAGGCAAGATTGTTCCTGCTCAGGAGAAGGCATTCAAAGCTCTTGCAATGTCCGGTGATGTGAAGGTTGAGTTCTCAAAGGACGGCAAGTCCACTCAGGTTCCAGTCTCTGAGATGCTCAAAGAGTTCACCAAGCACGCTCCAAAAGTTGTCAACTATTCAGAAGATGGTGGCAATGGTGGTGGTGCCGGTGGTGAAGGTGTTGACAAAGATGCAACTCCCTATGATAAACTGAGTGCAGAAGCAAAAGCGGGATTGCAAGCCACTGGAGTCTCTAAAGAACGTTACAATGACAATGTTGCCAAGCACCCGGAAATGTACCCGGATGTGACAGCAGATAATAAGAAGGAAGATGAGGAATAATCATGGCTAATCTTACAGCAGCCCGTGATCCAAAATGGCGTGAAGACAAAGTTGCAGAACTCAAAGCAACCGTCGGTGGCAAGTTCGTCACCGGTGGTGCAGTTGTGTTCAGTCCTACAACTGGTCTCCTGAGCCGTTCAGTAACAACCGCTTCAAGTGTGACTGCAGGAGTTGCCCTTGAAACTAAAGACCTTACCAATGCACCTGCCGGATCCCGGATCCGTGTGCAGCGTTCAGGCACGTTTGAGTTTGGCTACCCTGCCGGTGGTGCTGCAGACAGCATTGTTGGTGATCTTGTCCAGTGGGTAGATGACAACAACGTTGAAACGTTTGCATCTGGTATCAAAGCCGGACGTATCGTTGAAGTAGTATCAGCAACCCGTGTCCGTGTGGCACTTGTAACAGCAGCAGCCTAATAGCTAAAGCAGAAAGTGAAGAATTGAGATGAATGAAACTAGCTTACTAGAAGGATTCCGTGTCCAGTTTGCAGAAGGTTATGACGCTGCAACACCGGTATGGGACCGGATCGCTGCACTTGTTCCAAGTGACGGCGGTAGTGAAGAGTATGGTTGGCTTGGTGGTCTTGCCGGAATGCGTGAGATGCATGGTGAGCGTCAGCCACAAGGTCTGAAGAACTATGACTTCAAGATCAAGAACATTGAGTTTGAAGAGAGTGTTCGTGTCAAACGTGCTGACATCCGTGACAGCAAGATTGCCACTTACAACAACATGGTCCGGATCTTGGGTGAGAACTTCAGGACGTTCCCGGATGAGAAGGTGTTCAGCCTGATCAACTTGGCTGACAGTTCTGTTGCATATGATGGTCAGAACTTCGCTGATACTGATCACGTTCAGGGTAACGGCTCAGATGGTACTGAGAACTGGAGCAACTTGGGAACTGCAGAATTGTCTGCAACAACCTTTGCAACAGCCCGTCTTGCAATTGAGACAGCACGCTCAGATGCAGGCAAAGTCCTCAACCGTGCTCCTAAGTTCCTCTTGGTGGTTCCACCTAGCAAGCGTGCACTTGCAGAAGGCATCTTGCTCAAAGAGCACCTTGCCGGTGGTGAGAACAACCCTAACTATCAAGCTGCAGAGATCCTTGTGACGGCTGACGTTGCAAGCAACCGTTGGGCACTCCTTGATGTTAGCTCTCCAACAGCCCGTCCATTCGTATGGCAGGTCCGTGAAGAGGTTCCGTTTGAAGCACAAGAAGCAGGGTCTCATGAAGACTTCTTCCGCAAGGAGAACTTCTATGGTTCATACCTTCGTGGCAATGCAGGCTATGGTGAATACCGCAAAGCCTACATCTCAGTTGTAGCCTAGTCTATAATTGGTCATGAGTGGGGAAGACAGGCACCGTCTTCCCCATAAAGAGATCAATAATAAGAAGGAGATCAACCACATGAGCAAGCTATACCAAGTCAAACTAGCACCCGGATTCAATGCTGCAGGGCGTACCCGTGCAGGCGTTACACTTGAGAAGGGTGTGACTAGCATTTTTGAACTCACCAAAGAACAGCTTGCTGCTCTTGAAGCTGACGTGTGGATCCTTGTTGCTGAAGCACCTGAAGGTGCAACTGTCACCGCTCCCGGTGAATCAGCTCCTGAGTCCAATGAGGATGAACAGGAAGAGCCAAGTCCATATGACGGCAAGTCACTGAAGGATCTTCAGGCAATGGCTGCTGAAGCTGAAGTTGATGTCACCGGCATCCGCTCAAAGCAAGGCGTGATTGACGCTCTTGAAGCTGCAAAGAATCAAGATCCTGCAGGTGGAACATCTTATGAAGAGCACGTCACTGATGGCATCCGCTACTTCAAGGATGGTGACAAGATCGTTGCCGTTCAAGATGAAGGATTCACCAACTTGGAAGAGTCACTTGCCGGATTCGGTGAGACTGAAGATGAAGCTCTTGCTGAACTGAACAAAGCTCAGGAACTAGCTGACAACCTTGATGAAGAGGAAGTCACCATCTCAGAGGACATGCCACTTGATGACCTCAAGAAGATTGCTGAAGAGCAGGGTGTTGAGAATCTTGACTCCTACACTGAAGACAACAAAGCTGACCTCATCAAAGCAATAGAAGAAGCATCAGCTAAGACTGAAGAATAGGATCCCACATGGCAACCGTTCCCTACATTACACGTCAGGATGTCCGGGAAGAAGCCGGTTTTCAACATGTTGAAGAGAACGGTTCCCTTACTGGTATCTTAGACGGCAACAACAAAGTGTTCATGACAGAGCACAAGCCTATTGTTGACCGGAACTATGATGAACTCACCAATGCAGAAGATGTCACCGTGTATGTTGACGGTGCTCCTGCAGACGTGAACATCATTGACTTTGAGAATGGTGTGATCACGTTGGTGAATGCACCTGCTGCAGACACTGAGAACATGCACATCTATTATCATCATAGTCAGATGTCTGACCGGTATGTTGACAGCGTTATTGCTCAAGCAACCGGCATTGTTCACCGTGCCTTCAAGAGCAATGGAATCACCACTCCCTTTGATACTGACAATGCCACTCATGCTGACTACTATCCAAGCATTCAGATGATCGTGAAGCTCTATGCTGCCGGTCTTGCATTGACCCGTGACTATGGATCCAGTGCTGACACTGAAGAGACTTCAAAGGATGGCTATAAGAAGATGAGCACGGCAAAGAGTGAGCTGACCTCACTGCTTGATGCACTGCTTGAGGATCCTTTGATTCCTAATACTCAGAGCAATGGTGGCACCGGTGGCACGGTAGTGGTTCAAAGTAAGGGGACCATCTTTGGTGATGATCCATATCTTGTGGGCACGGATGAGCATGAGAAGTTCTTCCGTCATCCCGGATCTGGAAGCTTCCCCATCAACCCGGACGTGTGACATGGCAGTTCTTGATAAGCTCAAAGGTGGATGGGCATTCAGTTGTCCCGGCTGCAAAGATGTCCATCAGATTGATGAGCGTTGGTCCTTCAACGGCAATGAAGAGAAGCCAACATTCACACCGTCATTGCTTGTCACATACCCTGCCAATCCTGATGCTTCTGAAGAGTTTGCTGAATGGAGACAGGAGAGACGCTGCCACTCCTTTGTGACTGATGGCAGAATCCAATTCTTAGAAGACTCAACTCATGATCTTGCCGGTCAGACCGTTGAGCTGAAGGAGTTCTCATGGGCATGAATATAGGCTTTGAGATTGAGGGAGACAAGCAGATCTCCGCTGAGTTAGGCATCACCATTGATCACCTGACGGACTTCTCTGAGCCAATGTCAGAAGCTGCAGACATCATGATGGATGCCGTTGAAGATAACTTTGATAAGCGTGGTGGACGGTTCGGTGGATGGGCACCCCGGAAGCCAACCATCCCACCTCAGACTCACCCGTTGCTTGAGAAGAGCGGTGACATGAGGAAGGGATTCTTCAAGGAATCCAATTCAGACTATGCAATGGTTGGCAATGATGACTTCAAGTTCCCCTACCACCAAAGCAATCAGCCCCGGAAGAGCAACCTTCCCCGGCGTGTGATGCTTCAGATAGATGCTACAATGAGAGATGAGATATTCAAGGCATTCCAGAAGTACATAGTGTATGCATTGAGAGGACAAAGATGAAAAGCAATTCAACCACATACCGTGATCCAATAGCTCAAAAGCTTGTGAGCTTGTTTGAAGAGCACGCCTTCAAGGAACTGAAGGGCAGATACTACTATGGAACGCCAATGATCATTGCTCAGAATCAGCTCAACTTCCCGGCGGTCTGCATCAGTGGTGGTGTTGAGAGTGCCACCGGGACAGAGACAAACACTCATGATCAGTCCCGGATCCGTTATCAGATCACCATCATGATTGACATGAAGAAGGAATGGCTGACCGGCAAGGACCGTGTTGGTCCTGAGATGGAGCTTCACCGGTTGCTGATCGGACGTGATGAGAACTATGACATGCTTGTTGGCTCACTGGAATATGTCTGCCGGAAGTTCAACGTTCTGGACCGGATGAACCGGCTCTATATAGATCTTGGATCAGAGACCCGTGCCCGGATCCGTCCAAACATTGAGGGAAGAGGGCGTGGCATGTTGCTCTATGAGGGCACTTTGGAGATTGAGATCAAGCATAATCAGCTGAAGCCATAGGGTCTGCAGCCATAAGCTTGTTGTAGAGTTATCATTATGAGTATAATATGAAGTAAGGAGAGCATCATATGTCAACGGAATCAGATCAAACAGTGGAACACAAGGCTTCAGACCTCAAGGTTGCTGAAGGTTACACCAATTATTCAGTAGATGTTGAAGGTCATGTGTACCATGTTGTTGCACGGACCGTCAAAGAAGCAGGTGATAAGGCTAAGAAAATGCATAAAGCAGGGAAGGAACAGTCATAATGGATGATATTATTGGAGCACTTGTTGCCGTTGGATATGGCAAAGAGACGACACGGGGCACTGCCGTCCCTGCTACACGTTGGATTGGGAAGTATGAACTGAGCTTCTTCCCCCGTGCAGACAAGATCATGAATGAGAGTTCCTACAATCACCTTGCCAAGAACAGTGGTCAAGCTACTATCAGGCGTTATGGTGAAGGTGACATCACTGCCAAGATCTTTGATGCTGCTATTGTTGACTTCCTTGTCATGGTTGCCGGTCAGGTTCCAACCACTGCTGCAGTAGTTGGTCAGACAGGTGCATATGATCACACCGGTTCCCTGCTCAACACCAACACTCATCCGTCATATACTCTTGCAATCAAGGAAGGTGGTCTTGCTGACTCACGCTTCCCCGGTGCCATGCTGAACAGCCTGTCACTAGAGTTTGCAACTGATGACTATGCAAAGATGACTGCCAACTTCCTGAGTGAAGAGCCAACTGCAGTTGCCAACACACCTGCTCACACTCAAGAGCTTGAGTTCGTACCGTCTGACGCTCATGTCTACATTGTTGCAAAGGGTGGAGACCTTGACGCTGCAACTGAGATTGCAGATGTCCGGCGTGCATCCATTGAGTTCAACAAGAACTTGATCCGCAAAGAGTCACTTGGCAACAAGAAGGTCAATCCCCGGAACGGACGGATGGAGATCAGCGGTGAAGTTGAGATCTTCTATAACTCTCAGACGTTCAAGAACTACTGGAAGAATGACACTGAGCTTGCACTCCGTTTGGAGATTGAAGCCACTGATGCAGTCATTGGAACTGACACTCACCCGTCAATCCAGATTGATCTGCCGTTCGCAATGATTGAGAATTGGGAACCTGACTATGGTGCTGATGACCTCATCCCTCAGACCCTCTCAATCAACGGTTACTTGGATGCAAACACTGGACAGTTCTTCAACTACAAAGTCCGGAACACAACTGCATCATACGCTTAGGAGATCACTCATGACACCTCAAGCAGCATAGTTGAACAGAGAAGCGTGGTGCCTTAGTGCTCACGCTTCTTGTGCTATAATTGACTTGATAATAATAAGATTGGAGACCAATGCAATGACTACTGAAAATAGCTCAAAGCCAACCACTGAATACAAACTGAAGTCCGGCAATCACACCGTTGAACTTCGTGACTACCTGACCGGACGTGAGAAGCGTCTGATCAAGAATGCCCTATGGGGTGGCAAGAACATGACCATCAAAGACGGCAAGGGTGAATCTGATCCCGTGCCTATGGAAGACATGGATGCTTCCACTGACAAGACCATTGAATTGATGGTTGTTCAGTTAGATGGCAGCCGTGAGAATGTCTTGGACCGTGTGCTTGATATGCACTCCAATGACTATGATGAACTCATGGAGAAGATTGAAGAGATCACCAAGCCGGTTGACAAGTCAAAAAAAGCCGGTGGTCCAAGCAGTACCAAAAGCTAGTTGATCCTTCCACCAAGTTCCCACCGGCTGCAGATCAGGAGACCATAGAAGCAGTGATTGCAGCCGGAACTGGTTGGACCACTGAGATCATGGATGAGCAACCTGACTGGTTGAAGGAGAGGGTCTATGTCATACTTATGACAGATAAGCAGCAGCTTTTTGGCAAGCTAGAAGGTATAATCAAACTATGGAGCAAAAAACATTAAGCATTGTAGCTAGAGCCAAAGCTGAAGGTCTCAATGAGATCCAGAAGATGAATGACTCTATTGGTGAAACAGCCAAGCAGGTCAAAGAGTCTACCTCTGGAATGAAGGGATTCACTGACGGTCTTGACAAAGCCGGTGCCAAGATGACAGATGTAGGGAAGGGGATGTCTTTGGGTGTCACCCTTCCTATTGTTGCACTTGGTGCAGCTACTATTCAGGCTCTTCAAGGAGTTGAAGTGCTTGGTGCTCAGACCGCTGCCGTGATCAAGTCCACCGGCGGTGCTGCAAACGTTACCAAAGAACAGGTCACGGGTCTTGCTGATGAGCTTGAGAAGCTCACGGGTGTAGAAGCTGAAGCCGTCATGACCGGTGAGAATATGCTATTGACATTCACCAACATCAAGAACGGCGTTGGTGAGAACAATGACATCTTCAACCAAGCAACCAAGATGACTCTGGACATGGCAACTGCCATGAACGGTGGAGCCGTCCCGTCTGCTGAAGCTATGAAGGCTCAAGCCATTCAACTTGGTAAGGCTTTGAATGATCCTATGAAGGGACTCACTGCACTGTCAAAGGTTGGTGTCTCCTTCACGGAAGATCAGAAGAAGCAGATCCAAACTATGCAGGAAGCCGGTGACACTATGGGTGCTCAGAAGGTGATTCTTGCAGAGTTGAATAAGGAGTTCGGTGGATCCGCTGAAGCCTTCGGTGCTACTACTGCAGGTAAGGTGGCAAAGCTTCAGAATGAGTTTGGCAATGTGGCTGAGACGCTGATGGCTGATGCACTGCCTGCAATCAACAGCTTTGTGGCAGGACTGTCCGGCATGATTGAGAAGTTCAATGGACTCACTGAAGGTCAGCAGAAGATGGTTGGCATTGGTGTGGTGATAGCTGCAGCAATTGGACCGGCTCTCATTATTATTGGCAAGATGGCTCAGGGCATCAGTGCATTGATCAAGACGGTTCAGTTCTTAGGCAACTCATGGGTGGGCACCGGCGTGAAGGCGGTGGCATCCGGCGTGAAGACTGCTGCAGTATGGACTGCCACTCAGATCAAGATTGCTGCAGTGGCTACCGCTCAGGCTGCAAAGGTTGCTGCTCTATGGGCAGGGACTCAGATCAAGATGGTGGCTGCAGCCATAGCAACTCAGGCTGCTCACATTGCTTCAGCACTAGCAGTTGCAGCTGCATGGGTAGTGGCAAACGCTGCCATGCTCTTGGGAATTGGACTCATCATTGCTGCAGTGGTGGGACTTGTGATCCTCATTGTGAAGAATTGGGACACCATAAAAGCTGCAGCTGCAGCCATGTGGGAAGGCATCAAAGCCGGGGCAGAGTGGCTCTTCAATGCAATCAAGTCAGCGGTTGAATGGTACATCAACATCTATGTGACTGCCTTCCAACTACTTGTTGCAGGGGTCAAAGCCGTGTGGGACGGGATCCTGATTGCTGCTCAGTGGCTCTTTGACGTGATCAAGGGCATCATCACCACATACATCAATGCTTATATTGCCATATTCAACTGGATCAAGGACGCTGCCATTGCCGTCTGGAATGCCATTGGGAACGCTGCAAGGTGGCTCTTTGATAATGTGATCAACCCGGTCATCAATAACATCAGGAACGGCTTCTCTGCAGTTGGCAATGCCATTGTGGGAGTCTTCAATTGGGTCCGTGATACTGCAACCGGTGCATGGAACGGGATCATTGGTGCCCTGAGATCTGCCTTTGATGCAGTCAAGAACATTGTGACGGCTCCATTCCGGGCAGCATTCAATGCAGTGGCAGGCTTCTGGAACAGCACGCTTGGCAACATTCAATGGAAGGCTCCTGATTGGGTGCCGGGCATTGGTGGCAAGAGCGTTGGATTCCCTAAGATGCCAATGCTTGCAACCGGTGGTGTGGTCACGGGACCAACCGTTGCAATGATCGGTGAAGGACGTGAAGATGAAGCGGTCCTTCCACTGAGCAAGCTTGACGCTATGCTGCAGCACGCTGCTGAAGGCAATGACAACAACAATCAGATGGCACCTCAAGTGAAGGTGGACATCACAATCAACGGTCATGTGATCGGTGATGAGTCTTCCATCAGCAAGCTTGCCGTTGTCTTGGCTCAGAAGGTTGATCAGCAGCTCCGTGCACAAGGGACAAAGAACGTTAATATGTTGAGGGTAACAGCACAATGATCACTATAAATGGAACACCGGTCCCGGATCCTTCAGGCTATGATGACAACTATGATCAGTTCTTCACTGACAACATCTCACTTGCAGGCAACCGGCAGCGGAACAGAAGAGCCAAAAAGAAGTATGCCACTATGATCTGGACCATGTTGGAGCCGTCTGAGTTCCAAGCATTACAGGCAATGTTTGGTGATGGTGATGAGGTGACGTTCACCAACACTGACTCTTCCTTTGGATCGTTTGACTTTGTGGGGATCCCGGATCTCCCGTTGAATGCTTCAGAGTATCTTGGTGGTGGAACATTCTTGAGGGATCTGACTGTCACCTTGAGAGAGGTATAGCATGTCAATTCCATCATCAGCAGCATTCCAAGCAGCAGCAGATGCAACCGTCAATGATGTGACGTTTGGTCTTCTTGTTGCATGGGACAAGATCTATGAGGGCACTGCCACCTTCTTCCAGATTGGCACCTCTGCCATTGAAGGCAATGACTTCATCAAGGGTGCCGGTGAGGATGTCACCTTCTTTGACAAGTATAACTTCCAAGAAGAGACCGGGCACGTCAATGATATAAGCATCACACGGATGAGCAGTGTGACTCCCTTTGGTGTGTTCTCTGCTCAGGCTGATGTGGAGTTGGACAACACTGACAAGCGGTATATTCCCGGCTTTGATCCCACTATTGGATCCTTTGTGAACAAGAACAGGAGACCAATCAAGATCTCTGCAGGCTTTGATGGTGAGAATCTGCAGCAGTTTGTTGGCTTCACTGACCGTCCAAGAACGTCCCTGATGGGGCAGAAGCTCACAATGCACGCCTATGACGTGATTGACTACTTCACCAATGTGGAGACTCCCGTGAAGAGCTATGAGGGGTACTACTTCCATGAGATCATTGCTGACATTCTGACTGAGCTTGGATTCTCATCCTCTCAGTATGATCTTGAAGTCTCCCTGCAGACTGCTCCCGGCTTTGTCACTATGAGTGGCATGACCGTTGCTCAGGTATTCCAGAAGATATGTGAAGCTGAACAGGGTGTGATCTTTGCTGATGAGCAGGGCATCATTCACTTCTGGAACCGGCAGCACTATGCAGGTCTTGGCTTTGATGGACCGGCTGCAGAGTATGACTACACCAACCTTGTGGATCTTGAGTGGTCAGATACTCCAATCATCAATTGGGTGATAGTGAATGCAAAGCCCCGTGCCATTGCTGCCATGCAACCCGTCTATCAATTGGCAAACTCCGTTGAGATCAAAGCCGGTCAGACCATCACACTGCCGGTCCAGTTTGAAGATGATGATGGACCGCTGCCTGTCACAAGCATAATGGATCCCGTATATATAGCAGATCGGGATGATCTGAACCGCTCCTATTATGAGACCAATGAAGCTCAAGATGGAACCGGTGCTCCCGGCAATGTCTTCATCACCATGACTGACATCAGCTTGGTTGGTGACGTTGCCTTTGTGGAGTTCTCAAACACTGCAGCATATAGCGTATACATCACCGGAATGGAGATTCATGGAACCCCGGCAAAGGTCACTGACCGGATCACGGTTGAATCAAAGGATGCTGACTCTATTGAGAAGTATGGCATCAACCCTGAATCCAACAACGGTGAGCCTATTGAGATCAACAATGACTGGATCCAAGACGCTGCAACCGCTCAATCATTGGCATCCCTGCAGGTTGATCAGTATGCAGACCCGGAACAGCAGCTTGCAGGCACCGTCTTTGGGGATCCTTCACACCAATATGGTGACGTTGTGACGCTCCGGGTGGATGACATTGAGGTGGATCCACGCTATGCAGTAGTTGTTGGCAGTGAATTGAAGATGAATATGGGCAAGATCCTGCATCAGAAGCTTGTCTTTGAGTACCGTGAAGCGTTGCTATTCCAACAATTCTTCACAATTGAGTCCTCACAGATTGGTGGATTGGATGCCATTGCCCCATAACTGATATAATCATAAGCAAGGAGAACACATATGGAGACCAAAAGCAGAAGCAAAGAAGCACAAAAGATAATCAATGAACGGTTGAGCAACTACTTCACGGAAGATCAACTGTCATATCTTGATGACTTGGGCATTGAGATTCTTGCAGACTACTTCAGCAACAAAGAGCTGAGGGATCTTCAGGATGCCACACCTGCAATCCTCAAAGGCTTTGTTGATCGGAACCAAAACAATGAAGTGAAGAGACGGCTGACTCATGTTGGTGAGGATGAGCTTGCCGGTCTGATGGACTGGTACAAGGAGAACTGTTCTGAGGTGGAAGAAGTTGTCTGCCCTAACCATAATGAAGTCATTGCTCTTGAAGTGAAGCACAAGACCTTGAAGAACTCTCCCAAAGTTCATTGGGACGGACGCTTCATTGTTGCAGTGGGCAACCGGCTTGCTTCAACCCGGACACGGCTTGACGGCGTTGTTGGTTATCAGTGCAACATCCCACTGCAGGCACCAAACTTTGTTGATGATTGGTCCAAGTTCTATGCCAAGAGAGAGAAGGCTTTTGCCGTCTATCAAGGCAAGGTTGAGAAGGCAAAGGCTGCTCATCAGAAGAAGGTGGACAAAGCCATTGCCACTCATGAGAAGCAGATTGCTGCCTTTGATAAGAAGCTCAATGACATGAACATTGGTCCGGATGATCCGGGTGCACCGGCAGTTCCAAAATATAAGGATCCAAAGTATGTTGGACCGGCTGCCTTTGATGAGCCTGAACGTCCTGAGATTGAGCAATTCATTCAGTGTCTGGACACACGTTGGTCCGTGCCTGAGACTGAGGTCATTGCTGAAGATCATGTGATGTCAAGCATAACCAACTCTGATATAGTAGAGGTTAAGAGACACATTGAAGCAACCGGATATAAGAAGCCGGTGACAAAGGTCAAGGACGGCTACAAAGTGGATCAATTCATTCTTAGGAAGGTGAAATAATATGGCATATTCAGCAGATACATTCACGGCAGGTGAGGTTCCAACCACTGCAAAGTGGAACAAACTATGGGGCAATGATGCAGACTTTGATTCAAGGATCATTCAGGCTGCACCGGTTGGTGAGGTGACTCAGTTTGCCGGTTCTTCAGCTCCTACTGGATGGCTTCTATGTGACGGATCAGCCGTCAGCCGGACAACTTATGCTGCACTGTTTGCAATTATCGGAACCACTTATGGATCAGGTAACGGATCCACCACGTTCAACCTGCCAAACTTGAAGGGGCGTGTGATCGTTGGACGTGATGCTGCTCAGACAGAGTTTGATGTGATCGGTGAGACAGGTGGTGAGAAGGCTCACACTCAGACTACTGCAGAGATGGCAACACACTCTCACTCAATTGGTGGTGGTCAGAATCAGTGGGTGAGGGGTGGCTCTGGTGACAGCCCGGCATCTATCAATCAGGGTGGCTCTGCCTTCCGTGTTGTCTCAGGAAATTGTGACACTGCAGGAAGCTCCACTCCATTCAACGTCCTTCAACCTTACATGGTGATGAATCATATCATCAAGATATAGAAGGAGCAGTCATGGCTATAACTAGCACAAGCTCCAAAGGCAAGAAGATGGAATCCGTGAAGGACGGTCAGGTCCGGATGGAGTATGACAACAACCGCTTCCTAGTTGCTGATGAGAACGGCATTGTCAGAATGATCATTGGTCTTCTTCCGGATGGCACCATTGGAATTGTCATCAGCAAAGAAGGGGTCAATGTCTTAGATGTCTTCAATTGATCCACTAGCAGTCAAGGACTTGATGTCCTTCATGAGCTTATACCCTATTGATAAGATTCTCTTTGAGCAGACTGAGACTCCTATTGAGCACACCGTTGCAGCATCCTATGACAGCGGTGGCTTTGTCATGCCAAAGACTGACATCCTGACCATCCCCAATCCTATTGGCAAGAAGGCATTCATCAACATGAAGTGGTCCATTGACGGCGTGAACTACTACCCTCAGAAGGCTACACTCTACAACCCCGGCAACCCGGTTCCGGAAGGACGGACCGGTGCAACCGTTGGCTGCTGCATTGATGAGGATGAGATCCAGTTCTTCTTCACTCACTATTATCTGGTGGCAGTGAACTTCAGAATCAAGTATGTATTGGACAATATACTATGATTGGTGACGGCATACTCTTCCGGTCTGACAGGAACTTCATGAAGCGTGATCCCTCAAGTGGGAGCACCGTCATGAAGGGTCCAAACGTCTCTCAATACTTTGGGAACGTCTGGATCCGTGAGCTTGTCATCAACCACGCTCTTGGCTACACTCCATTCTTCCGGGCATTCTATGAGCCATATCAGGACGGCAAGCTCTACCCTATCATGCATGACACTGACTATGTGTTCAGCTCACCGGTCAATGACTTTGTGAACTTCACTGATTCAGCACCAACCCTGACAGCTGAAGCAGATGATGTCAATCTTACAATCACTCTCTACTTTGTGAATGACTCCTTGCAGAACGCTGACTTCCCCGTGTATTGGGTGATATATAAGGACTTCGGATTGGAGATCATATGAGTGTAGATCCTGACCTGATCGTGATGTCCAGTGAGTTCAACGCCTTCAAGAATAACGGCGTGCACCGGCATGAGTTTGACTTCTTCGTATCAAGCACCGGGTCCGTGCAGACCAAGAGCTTCACCTTCACGCTTGCTGATGACACTGACTTTGTGCAGCTCTTTGTTTATGGCACTGACTATGCAAAATACTTCCGGTATCTTGACAGCCAATACCATGACAAGTGGCAGCCGGTTGAGCAGTCCCTTGACTATCTGGTGTTCAATCACCCGGTCTCTTCTCTGTACTACTACAAGGTGAATTATAAGATTGTCAACAATGTGGTGACGGTCTACCTGACAGTGAATGGCTTTGGATCCTTCAACTTCACTCCGGGAATGAAGGTGCCTATTGCCTTTGTTGAATATACACTAGCACGTTGATGCTATAATCAAGACATGAATGGACCAATGCACAAGCAGTTTAGTGAGAATTGTTACTTCTCTATTGACAAACAGGGAGCATAATTGATATGGAACAACTACTTCCTGAGTTTGCAAAGTTCGGTCTTGGCGGTATCGTTGCTTTTGCTGCACTCTACTTGTGGCAAAGGGACGGCAAACGCTTTGAAGAACACCTCAAGGAAGATACCAAAAAGGAAGAGGTGCTCAGAATGCAGGCAGAAAAAGACAGAGACAGGATGATTGACGTGGCTATTACAAGCACCACTGCTATTACTGATCTCCGGCATGATCTGGAACTCCGTGATGCCAAGCGTGGTGGGGAGAAGCAATCATGATGACCTTCATAGTCCTAGTGCTAATAGTGCTACTCCTGCTATTATTTATTCAGGGACGTTCAAGCCATGCCAATATCAAGGAAGGTCTGAAGCTTACCAAAGAGATCCACAAGGAAGTGGTGGCTAATAGGAAAATTGCAGGAGAGGTGGTTGACAAACATGTTCGGATCAATAAAGAAGAAGGTGAGAAGCTTAGTGAAACGGTCAGATCATCAGACAGTAAGTAACGGGGAGACTCACCAAGTGGTCCGTCAGATAAGGCTCATTGACATCATCAACCTGATGGTGATTCTTTTGATAGTTGGCTATGTTGCTTATGCAAAGTTCTTCCCGTTCAACGTCATAGATGTCACCAACCTGACTGACAAGGGCAAGATCCCAATGCTCACTGAGCGTGTCCAAGCCGGGCAATATGCCAAGTATGACATCAAGACTCAACGCCACACTGACGACACCATCACCGTTATCAGGAACATTGTGAATGGTCAGACCATTCCATTGAGTGCTTCATTGAGCAACCGTCCGGCAGGACCGGGAGCCTTTGTGGTTGAAGTGCTGCTTCCACCAAACTTGAACCCCGGCAAGTACCACTTCCGGATCTGTTATCAAGCAGAGTTTGCTCTTGATCGTACCGTGACAGAATGCTTTGAGACTGAGAGCTTTGAAGTATACCTGCCTGAAGGAGTCAACCCTGATGAGGATGGTCTGAAGATACCTCAAGACGGTGGCACGCTTCCCGGCAGCAGCAGTGAATCAACAAGCCCCGGACTTCCTTCGGTGCAGGGATCTCCCGGTGCCGTGAATCTTGACAACAATGAAAATGGTGGCAACCGGACCAATCTTGTTGAGACCAATGAGACTCAGCAGCAAGTTGAACAAGGGTCAACTGCTGACAATGACTCTGCCCTTTGCCGGGCAACCGGCTTGGATCTCCAAGCCAATCTGCTTCTTCCAATCCGTATATGCTAAGAGTGGTATAATAGGATCACAAAGGAGATCAATCACATGGGGTATCAAAAAGAATGGAGAGCTTCTCCTAACTTCACACCGGGCAGTCAAACTCAAGCGTTCTATGGGAGACCAAGAACTATTCAATTTGGTGCCGGTCACTGGTGGGATGATCCTTCACGGGGTCCATCTCATAGCGGTGTAGTCAACACCTTCCTGAATCCTGCACGTCAGGCTTCAGCTCATGCAGTAGTATCTGCAGGACTTGTCACTGAGATGGTCCGTGACGGTGACACTGCATGGTGTACCAACAACGCCAATCCATACACGTTTGCAATTGAGTGTGATCCCCGGATCACCACCGGCGGTCAGGCTGCAGAGAATGTGATGGCAACTCTTGCTGAATACATTGCTGACAAAGGCTACCACAACCTTCAGTGGCTTCCTCACAAGAATTGGTTCCCTACCGGGTGCAATCCTATTGACTGGAATGAAGTCATGAGACGTGCCAAGATCGTATGGCAACAGAAGTATGGCACGCCACCACCACCTCAGATCCCTGAGTGGAAGCAGAAGCGTCAAGCTATCCCTGAACTCAACCTTGTGGTCCACCATGACGGTGTTCCATTGAGGAATCTGGACAACCTTTGGGGTCCGGTCATCAAGGAGTTCACCAAAGGAACGCCAATGCAGATCACCGGCAAGTCCCGGATTGGTGACTTTGACATCTATCTGACCAAGAGTGCTATGGATCAGGACCGTGCAGCAGGCTTCATTGCCACTGACTTGGTTCCACCTGTTCCACCAACACCTGAATGGCAGCAGAATCTGAAGGATATTCAGCCGGTCAAGCTGATGGTCCTGCAGCCGGTTGCTCCAATCTATAACTTGAATGACACCGGCAAGACGGTGGGCACTCCTATTCCTCAAGGAACATGGATTGACTTCAAGAAGATGACCACCGTGAGTGGCAAAGAATACCTGATCAGCAACTATGCAGCAGACAATGCCATGCCAAACGGCGTGCTGAAGACTGATGTTGGTGTACCGGCACCGGATCCAGTTGATCCTGAACCACCAAGAGAAGAGCCGGAACCTGAATGGTTGAAGAATTGGGAAGACATTGAAGATGTGAAGATGTATGCCCGTGTTGATGCTGACCTTGTGAACCTGATTGACGGATCCACCGTGAAGGTTATTCCAAAGGGAACAGAGATTGACATTGCTTCATCAACTGAATGGCACGGTCAGAAGTTCTTGATCACCAAGAGCAGCACTGATCTGAAGGCTGCAAGAGGTCTCAGACTGGTAGACTTGGACATCAAGCCGGTCTCTACTGAGCCACCTGCACCGCTTCCTGAAGATCCAGACATGCCGGTTGATGATATGATCAAAGAGATCCATAGCATTGTGAAGTGGCTGAAGGATGCATTCCAGAAGTTGCTTGCAAAGCTTGGACTATAATAAGTAAGAAGGAGAATCATATGGCAGACACGCCAAAGATACTAGACAAAACAACTGCAGAAGGCAAAGGCTTCCGGACCTTCATCCAGACAGCCATTGCCACCATTGGAGCATTCCTCTATGGATTGTGGCAGCTGCCCGGTGTCAGTGACTATGTGAACAACTTTGTCCAGACAGAAGGCTTGAGCTTGCTCATCCTGTTGCTTGCCACCATTGGCATCCCTGCAGGACTCATTGCATTCTTCATGAACCGCAAGAGAGTATAGTCTCACACGAAGCAAAAGACCCGGCAATTGTCCGGGTCTTTTTGTTGCTGATCGTCAGTGGCTAGCCGTTGTTCTTCTATCGCTAGGAGTGGAAGTGTCATGATATTACGCTTGACTATCTGTTGTTGATGTTTGTGTTGCTTATCAACTGTATACATAATAGCACAAGCGTCATGAATTGTCAAGCACTTTTCTCATCTTCTTCAAACTCTGTCAATGCCCTGTTGATGGCAGGTCTGAGCTTCTTCATCTTGGTCTTGCTTGGCTGCAGGATCCCTTTGTTGATCGCTTCCATAACTGCAAGAGCCATGAACGCTTCATCCGGGACCGGCGGTGGATCACTGACCTCATGATCTATATTGTGGATGTTCCGGCACCGGCGGTCCTTGTTCTCCGGCAACTCCCGGAAGGTCATTGCAAGGGTGCCAAGCTTCCGGTATGTGGCACGCTCATAGTAGTGGTGATGCACATCCTCATGGCAGCCTATGCCCTCACGCAAGGGGCACGGGATCTCTGGATCACAAGGAAGTCTCTGAAGTTCTGTCATGCCTTCTTAGGCTTCTTGAACTTATATGTCACGTCAGTCTCTTTGGCACGCTCTATGGCAAGGATCCGGTAGTTCTTCCCATCAATGGTGCAGCGTTTGCCGGTGTCCACCAGAATGAGCGGTGGCACTGCCATAGGTGGCTTTGAATACGTTTGTCTTTTTGACATTGTGCTTGGTCTCCTATCATTTATATGATAGCACAAGCATAATGGAATCTGACTAGAGTTGATTCATCAGTTGATCAGCATAGATCCAACGGTTGCCAAGCACTCCCCAACGGGTAGTCTTTTGAATGGCTGCACGGACGGATGACACTCCGGCGTTTGGACTCATGATGATCTGATAGCACTCAGCACAATCTCTTGGAAGCTCAGTCTGAATTGCCCACACTATCTGATCCCTAAGATTCTCAGGCATATCAGCACGCCTTCCGGGGTGCCATGAGTTCAGTCCCCAAGCAACACCACCGTCACCACGCTTCTGACATGGATCCAATCCGGACTCATGCTTCCATGATCCTACCTGTTGGATTGCTGCAGTCCGGCTCAAGCCAAGTTCTCTCAGCACATTGTAGACAACGGCAGGGTCTGCCGGTCCACAGTTTGACGCTGCAGCAGCAGCCACAGCAGCTTCCTGAGCTTGAACCTGAGCAACACGTTGCTTCTCAGCTTCAGCTGCCTGAGCAGCCTGCTCTGCAGCCACACGCTCTGCTTCAATACGTTGAGCTTCAGCAAGTTCAATTGCCTTCTGCTCTTCAAGCTTCTGTTGTTCGGCAGCTTCAGCTGCACGGGTGGAAGCAAGCTGCACCTGATACCGTGCCACTGACTCTTGCTTCTCAAGTTTGATGTTCTGATCCTTGATGTAGATTGCCGGGACGCTAAGGATGAAGGTGGCAATCAGAATGGTGATATATCGTTTGATACTCATGGTCTCCTTTTGACTTCCCAATTATAGCACAAGCTACTTGGCTGCCTTCTTAGAGGTCTTCTTGACAGAGGTGTTGGCACGGTATGCAATCCTGACCAAGTTGACAAGGCTGATGACTGCAAAGAGTACACCAAGCACGGTGACAACGTGATCAGCTACCGTCAGCAAAAGATAAGCTGACAGTGCTGCAGGTCCAAGCACAAGTGCTACTGACCAGAACGTCCGGCAGAGAACAGTTGTCTTCTGCATGAAGCCTGATTGGTTGATATTGTTGATGATGTTTTTGGTTTTGTCTTGCATGATGATGGTCTCCTTCATATGCTTTAATTGTTTGACTCTTCCATCATATCGCAACCGCTCAAAAAAGTCAATACTCTTTATGCTTAAAGTGGCAACTTCCACTCATCATCAGGGGTCAAGACTATTGCACATGGTGGAGCATTATCAAGCATTGCTGCAGGTGCCATGAATGCACCGTTGCCGGGTGCATGGTTCCGGCAACAGCTGACAATCTTATGGTGTGGGAACTTATCTCTGAGATCCTGCAGATCACCTTCCGGATAGTCATCCGCTATGATCAGGATTGTGCTCTCAGGATCCATGCTGAAGACAATGGTGTGCATGGCTATGCCTTTGCTTTTGGTGGTCTGCCCCTCTTCTTTGGCAAGTCACTTGGATCAGGTCTTCCACCTTGACTTGGAGAGAGCGTCACTTCCTTGCCACCACCACTGATTGTGATCTCAGCTCCGTGCTTATCAGCCATGTCTTGCATTCCCTGCAGTGGACCGGCAAGCTTGGCACGGGTCTCTTCAGGAGTGAAGATGTTGGTCTGATACCGCTCAAGCTTCCCAAGCCGTCCGGTGACAATGACTTCCTTGCCCATCACTTCATCATACTCAACTTGATCTTCACCGGTCATGGTCTTCCAAGCCACAACGTGACTGCTCAGGATCTCTTTGGCATCAGCAATCTGTTGATTCAGATTGGTCTTGGTGCTCATCATCTCAGCAAAGTCTGGATCTTGTGAGAGCTTGGCATTCAGTTGAGCCTTCTTCAGCTCAATCTGATTCTTCAATTCCTTGATGTCTTTGCTCTCCTGATAGGATGCCACATGCTCAGTGAGATCCTTATCAAGCTCCTTCTTGGTGGACTTGAGATCAACCAACTCAAGGTCAGTCTCCCGGATGGTCCGGATCAGATTCATTCTGTTCTCTTTGATGTCAGCTTTGGTTGTCATTTTGAGCGTCCTCTCTCTTCTTAATGGCTGCAAGCAGACCGTCTTCAATGTCCTTGACTTCCACCTTCAGGGCATCAGCCACTTCAGGTGAGATCATTTTGACTGCAGTGGTGGCATCCGGATTCACAAGGATGTCTCTTGGCACGTCAAGCTTGATCTCAGTGATTGGACGGTCCCACAACGTGTCAGGCAATGTGATCTCCAAGTTGAATGCAATCTCCTTTGCCTTCAGAGTTGGCTTCTGCTTCATGACTCTCATCTCAGCAGTCTTCCGGGGATAGTAGTTGTTCCCCGTTTGCTTCGGTGTTATTACTAGATAACCGCTCAAGATCATAATGATCTCCCTTCTTTTATTATATACGTTCCAAAGCCTGCAGATCCGTGAACGGGATCAGCACAAGCGTGGTGCCCCGGACGTTCTGCAGCTCATAGTCAAGTTCATTCAGCCGGGTGCCGTCAAAGTAGAAGGCACCGGGTATGGACAACTCATTGTCAGACTTCCGGACATAGGTGAAGTGAATCTCATTGTGCTGCCGGATCAGTGCCCGGTTCAATCCCACCACACGCTTCTGAGCTTTGCCATTCCATATTGGTGCCCGGATCTTGAACAGTGCACAAGGTGTGGTCCGTGATAGTTGTTTGGTCTCAAGCATCACTCCCACTCCTTTGATTCAACAAGCTTCTGGAAGTCTTGCTCATATTCAGGATTGGGAGCATGACCGGACCCGGCAACTTGCCCGTCATCAGTCATAAGTCCTCTCATGAAGTGCACAAGATCCAACTCTCTGAGGTGTTTCAGCAGCTTGCTGATGTTCTTCCTGTCACCAATCTCTTCATGCCATGCCTTGCCAAAGATCTGTCCTTCACCTGCTTCAATGGCTGAATGAGGGTAGTAACAATTACCATACCCAAACCAACTCCCACCGGACATGTGAAGGATTGCAATGATCTTCAGCTCAGTCTCTGAGCACTGAGCAAGCTTCTCTTCAATGGTCATGCTGCTTCCTTCCCAAGATAGAGGTGGCTCTTGATTGACCGGTTGGTGATCTCAAGTGCAGCTTCAAAGCTGATGCCTACTAATTCCCGTGCTTCACCAATGGACTTGCCTTGATGCAATAGATCCAAGTATTCCTGACGCTTCTCATGAGGGGTGTTCTCCCACTCACGCTGCTTCTGCAGCTCAAAGGGAAGATGCTCAAGGCAGAAGTCTTGATATTCAACAGGCTTCTTGCAAAGCCGGAACTCATTGGAGAGCTTCAGCTTCCGTGCTAGATCCTGACCATAGTCACATAGTTGTTTGCTCATGACTTCTCACCCTTGAACCCTTCCTGCACTATCTTCTGATGGTGCTCATTCTGATATTGCCGGGACGCTGATTGATTGTTCAGCTCAATGAGACCATGCTCCAACCTTCGGTCAGCTTCAATGATCTCCTTGCTCCGGCGTGGTGCACTCCCACCTTTGGCTCCAAACTTGGCAGCCACCTTTGAGGTGAACTTGGTCTTTGATGGATTCGGAAGTCCCTTCTTCTTGGCAGCTAACTTCCGGAAGTGATCTGGATCCTTAGCAAGTAAGGCTTCAGTTCTCTTTTGTGCTGCAGTCTTTTGATCTCCTGCCATATTATTCAATGCTCTCCTTCTGATCAGCAAGCCACTTGGGGTATTCAGTTTTGTAGTTATGGAGCAGCTCATTCAAAGCTTCAACCATAGTGAGACCGGCTCCACTGAGGGTGCCGTTCACCATGTCACCGTCATCATCAGGTGCATAGAAGCAGAAGAATGACTCACCAGATTCACCGTTCTTCAGACGCTGAATGTAGAGCACAAGCTCCGTGTCATCAAAGGCAGGATCTTCAACCACCGTCACCGGCAATTCATTGAGTATGTCTTGGACGTTTTGATTCATGATTCAACTTCCTCTCCGGTGTCTTTGTAGATCACCTTGACTATATCCGGATTGAGCACGGTGACTTCACCGGTCTCAGATACCGTGATGATGCTCTTGATCACTAGCGTGCACCATAGCTCTCTTCCTCAGTGACATTCACACCGGGGATCATATCAACAGCCACACCTTCCTTCTTCAGATCATAGATCTTGAAGGCTGCAGCACGGACTTTGGCTTGGTCAACTACAAGGAACTCACGGGGAATCAAAGATTCATCAGTGATGTTGAGCTTCTTGATCTTCCGGACCGTCATGCTTGAGCTGCCGGTGTCAACGTGATTGGCTGACCGGCTGCTCTCAACGTTTGAGATCTGATTGATGGCAGTGTCTACCTTCAGCTTGCCCCGTCCTTCACCAACCCGTGCTTCAATCTTTGCCTTCTTCTCTTCAGCCTTCTTTGCTTCAGCAGTTCGGAAGGCACCAATCTTCTGCTTGATGGTGCTCTCAGCTTTGTCAAGGTTGGTCTTGATTGGACGGTATGCATCACGGATCCCATTGAGGGTCTCTTGGAATGGCTTCTTGGCTTCATCCTCTTTGGTCTTCAGAGACTTCTGCATCTTCTTGATAGAGCCAAGCGTGTCCACTGCAGCTTCCATGTCTGCAGCTGAAGTGATCTTCAGCTCATTGGCAGTCTTCTCAAAGATGCTCACCTCTTTGGTTGATGCAGCGTCAACGGTGATCACTGCAGTTTGTTTGTCTTCTGTACTCATGATGGTCTCCTTCATGATTATGTTTTGTTACTCTATAATATCGCAACCGCTTATGAATTGCAAGTCAGAATGGACTGTCATCATCATCCGGTGCTTGCTCACTGAACACATATAGGACCGGGAACTCTTTGCCTGCAAGGTACTCTGCAAGCTTCTTCTTGAAGTCAGCATGACCAAGCGTGAACGTGCAGGCATATCCCTTTGCTTGGAGCCGGATCATCATCTCAGCCTGCTTCTCAATGTGACGGTCCCACCAATCACCTGCCTTCCGGATCTTCACGTCATTCTTCAGCATCTTAGTGAGATCCTTTGACCTCAGCAGCTGCTGCTCCGGCACCTTCATCTCAGCAAAGAATCCATGATATTTGCCAACCGGTTCAAAGACCGTGATGTCCGGGAATGAATCAGACTCCTGCAGTGCCTTCTGAGTCTTTGCCTGACCAACTGTCAGCTTCAGACCGGCACCATAGTCAGTCCGGAAGATCAGTCCCGGATGAGCACGCTTCATGTGACGTGTTGCTTCCTTGTGGTGCTGAAGTTCATTCATGGATAGATCTCATATTCCTTCTCATGACCACACCGGCACCGCTTGATGCCAATGTACCCGGTCCAATCTCCAACCGGCTTATGCCAATGTATGTGTGGTAACTTGAACATCACTCTCCCTTCTGTTTTGGAGCGTTCTGCTTCTTGTGCTGCAGATCAACAGCCTTCTGAATGGCATTGTTCCGCTGCATATAGGCAGCATCATTGACGTGCTTCCAACCACCTTTGTGCTTGAAGACACCTGCCTTCTTTGCCCGTGCCCGGCGTTCAGCCCGTGAGGGGATGTAAGGCACCTCAACTCCAACGTCATGCTTGCCAATTATACTCATATCTTTGCAACTCCTTCTTGGCTATTCCACCATTCAATGCCTGTTTGTAAACGGGAGACACGCTCCTTTGCCCAAGCTTGAGCTTCTCCCATCTCCATGATACCAATCTTCTGAGGAACCACATGATAGTCAGTGATGTCCTTATAGTCACGGGTCCACTGCTCAATCAAGAACAGTCCCTTTGTGATGGTGATCCCGTGAGGTCTCAGCAGCAGGGCATAGAGCTTGAGCTGAATGCTCTTCAGATACTTGTTTGGATTCACCTTCCCGGCTTCATTGGGGATCATAGTCTTGGTGTCAATGATCGTCTGAAGCTCTGAAGCAATCTCATCCGGGGTGAAGTGGATCACCACACCGGGGAAGAGTTCAGTGGCAAAGCTTTGCTCACAATGGCTGACCGGCATAGAGCCAATCAGGAACTGATATTCATAGGGAGTCTTGCCGGTTGCCCGGACCTCTTCCCGTGTCACCTCATGGTGAGTGAATACTTCCGGCACGTTGCCGGTCTCTGCCACATCTTCTTCAAACATCTCATGACGGGTGGATCCAAACTGAGTTGAAGCGGTGGTGAACTTCTTCAGCTCACCGGCTCTCAGCTGCAGCACCCGGACAATCCCGGCATCAGTGCATTGAGTCAGCTCTGAATACCGGGTGTGAAGTTTGCCGTCATTCTGTATCTTATACTGCTTCATCTTCCTTCTTCTCACCCTGCTCCTGAGCAACAGCCTTTGGAGTATGCTTCACGGTAGTGGTTGCTTCAGCCTGCTTCCGCTTCTGAGCTTCACGGATGGCAGTCTTTGGATCAACTTTGACGTTGCCTGCTTCATCAATGTCAATGAAGTCCTGAGCAACCTCAGCCACATCTGCAGCTTCACCAAGAACTTCAGGAATGTATGTCTTGATCAGTGCACTCAGCACGTTGTATCTCATCTTCAGCTTCCGGTTCTGACCCGGCAACCAACCAACTTTGGTCTTGCCATATGAGTCAACGGTGTACTTGGAATCAACGGCATCTTGATAGTTGAAGGTCTCTTCATACTCTTCAATCTTGTTGCCATACATATCTTCCTTCCACACCTCAACGGTGCAGGATTCTTGAGTCTCATCCTTGAACTTGAACTTGTAGCCGTGAGCTTTGATCTGACGTGGCACCGCTTTGCCCCAAAGGGTGATGATGCCATTGATGATGTAGAGAGATTGGATTGCCTGCATTGGCTTCATCCCCATCTCAGCACCCGTGATGATTGTCACAAAGGCTTGAGTCTCATTCTGCAGATGCTTTGGAAGTGCACCTGAATCATAGAAGTCTTTGGCAACTAGCTTGCTTTGGTTATACATGACAGGACTCAGGATGCTTGTCTCCGTGTTCCGGGCAGCAAGTGTCATCTGACGCTTGTCTTCATCACTGAGCACGCCTGCCGGTGGCTTTGGTGCTTCAGCTGCAGGTGTGTCTGCAGGCTTATCATCTGCTGCAGGAGCTGCAGGTGGTGTCACAATCTGAGCTTCTTGAGCATCAGAGTGATCATTGACCTGAGCATCCTCAAGTGATTGTTGATCTTGTTCTGTTGACATGGATGGTCTCCTTCTATGTCTTAGTTTGTAGTCTGATTATATCGCAACCGCTTATTGAATGTCAAGCTTATGGATGGAATAGATCTTCACCATGTGGCACTTGGCACCACCGGAATGATCCGTCATCCATTGAGCAATCTGATCACAAAGCGTTGCTTCTGACATGTCTTCATATAGGCTGAAGACACGGTGGTCCATGTGATTCTTGCTTGTGAACGGGTGTCTCCACCACGTTTGGAAGCTCACTGAATAGGTTCCCATTGGGATCTTCTGTTCATCAATCATGATCAACCCCTGATCCGCAAAGGATGCAGAACACCACCTTGCTTTGATAGACAGCCGTCTGCTCCGGGTGCATTGGTGGATCCTCAACTATCTCAGTCTCAGTGTCCGGGTGCTCACAATCCCACGTTGCAAAGCACTCTTCATTCTGACACTCATAGATCCCGGCATGTTTGTGAGGGTGCACATAGAGCTTCACCTCATCATGACCACACTCAGGACAGGTCCATTCAGAATCCACCAAGAAGTTGATCTGATCTTCCCTCAGTTCAAGCACCCCGTTCATGGCTGCTTCCTATAGATGGCAGCGTATGACGGAAGCTCAAAGTCATCATCTGGTATTGTCACCACGCTCCTGCACTTAGCATGTTGAGGGAACGGGTGATCCGGCATGTTGACCTTCTCTTTGGTCCAGTCAGCCATGACTCTCTCAATTATGATCAAGCTCTTTGACGGCTTCTTCCGGTTGTATTGAATAAGCACATACTGATCAAAAAGCCCACCGCTCACAACTCCACCTCTGAAGTCTAAGTCCCGGCAGAAGTTGAAGATTCTCCAATCATCTTCCGTCCAGTTCCATCCTTGTGGTGGGGTGATGTCCCACACCTTTGGAGTGTCATCAACCAACAGCTCAACGTCACGCTTGCCGGGGATCTCAATGCCATTGAAGCTGATAGTGGCTCCATGCAGAGTCATCTTCTTCATAGCAGTGCCGTTCCTAGATTGAAGAGCACCGCTCCGGCAAAGCCAATGAGGATCCATGCTGCCGTGTACTCCATCATCATCTCACCACCGTCCATAAGGATCAGCATGAATGCACATAGGAGCAGGAAGCCAATGACCGTCAGTGTGATTGCCCACTTGGTCCGGCGTGTCATAGTGAGAATGCAGCCTTCTTCTCCGGCACCATTGGTTCAGGCATCACAATGTCCGGTCCGGTTGGTGAGAGATCAAGTTCTTTGCCTGCAGAATCACAAGGGATCATCTTGGCACCGGCAGCCCTGAGCTTTGCCCGTGAGATCTCAATGACTGCAAGGTCATGATCAGCGGTCACAAAGCGGTGCTGATTCCAAGTGAAGATCTGTCCCTGCAGGAGCGTCTGCTCCTTGCCGGTGTGATCCCGGAAGATAACATATTTTGAGAGTTTGTATTTTGGACTCATGATGATTGGTCTCCTTCAGCCATGATCTGTTCAATTCGTTTGTTATAGTCTGCACTGTATTGCTGAAGAGTCTTCTGCAATTCCTTGTGCTTGATGCCGTGCTTTGAGTTGAGCACCTGAATGGCAATTCCGGTCACTTGAGTGTTGTAGTCAAGAGAGAGCTTCACCAATGCAAGCATCTGCTTCTCTGAGATGTAGTCCATTATGACTTGGCTCCCTTCGGACGGGGATCAACCCAATGCAGACCACGCTGCTTCCACACGGTTGGTGGCATCATCTCATTCTTGGTCTTCCGGATGATCGCCTTGCCAAGCTTTGCCCCGTCACGGGTGCTGACAAAGTTCTCACCGTCATAGATGTAGACTTCACCTGAAGGGAACTCATCAACCTGATCCTTCTGATGGACCGTGATGGTGTCCCTGAGCATATACAAGCAGCCGTCAATGTAGTCATGCTTGACATACTTCTTCTCTTCAGCCATGACTATTCAGCCCTCACTTGCTCAAGTAGATCTGAGAGCAGTTTGCCGTCAACGGCTTTGACATCTTCACTCAAGTTATCAATGAGGATCAGTGCCATTCTTGACGCTTCACCTGCAGTGATGTCAGGACCATAGAAGCTTGCTGATTCAAACTCCATGATTGTCCGGGTGAGCTTCAGCACTGCATCCACTGATTCAGTGGCAGTTGCCTGAAGGATCTTCTTGTCTTCTGACATTACTTTGATTCTCCCTTCACTGCACGGTCCAAGAATGTTGGATCAGTCAGATTGTTGAACCGGCGTGCAAGCACTTGCTTCTTCATCCGGTTCACTTGGTATTGGTCAAAGGCGTTCTGCACGCTGCTGATGAAGCTCATCACCATGCCACTGAGAGGGTGTGTGAGTTCGTATAATGTTGAATGTTTTGTTGTCATGGCAATGGTCTCCTTTGCCTTAGTTGTTTGTACTCTCATAATATCGCAACCGCTCAAGCCATGTCAAGGACATTATTGCTTATTCTTATCCACAATTCTGACAGGGGACTGGTATAATGAGAAGTGCCGGGTGAGGTTATGTCTTTAGCTCACGCTTTTGTGCATTGGTCTCCCTCTTTGGATCCTTCACGGGATCACCGGCACTATAAAGAGCACACCTTGTTGGTGCTTTTTATTTTGCCAATTCTCTCCGGACCAACGTGTTGAAGTATGCACCGGGATTCCTGACACCGGGATCACGGGCAAGACCTGCAAGCCGGTTGACGGTCCCTTCCGGCAGCTTATGGAATGCCATGCAGAAGAACTCCAATGAGCCTTCACCGGCACCAAGCTTCTTCATCAGATCCCTTGCCTTATTCTCAATACCAATATGACTCTTAGTCTTATCATCAATATCAATAGTATTGGTATTGAATCTCTTTGAGCTTAGGGTATTGATATTGGTATTGATTATTGAGTTGATTCCTTGCATCCTGACCACCTTCTTGCTATACTATTTTTAGTCGTGTGAATACTAGCCCTCTCCTTTGGATGAGGGCACTTAATTTTTAGGCATTTTTAACAGACCTGAGATGCATCATCAGGGGTCAAAAAGCCAAGCGTGAACATTGGATCACGCCGTGAATTGCCTGCACTGTTCATTGTCGTGTGAACACTACAGTGCTTCAATCATATACTATTCTGCCGGGTCATACAACCAACGCTCATGCTTTGATTGTGGACAACCGGGCAAAAATTGGGGACAACTTTTGGTTCCATATCTGATGGCAAGTCATTGATCATTGAATGAAGAATTGTGGACAACTCTGCCTGAAGCACAAGTGCTATAATAGAGGGGCAAAGGAGACCAAGCACAATGAAAAAACTTCATATCATTTTATTGGAAGAGCCACTGAAGGTGAACACGCCGGAAGATCAGCTCACCGTTTATGTCACACGGGGAGAGTCCGTGAATCAGGTCAGGCTCACCATGCACCTGCAGGGAGTGCTGCCACAATACAAGATAGTCAGCCACACCATTGCACCGGCGTTCAAGACGCTGCTGCTCATATGGTTCCCCCGGCTTGGCATAGTGACTCAGGTCTACAAGAAGCTGACCGTCTGGACGTGGCTCAAGTTCTTCATTGGACTGCCACTCAAAAAGTTATTCAAGGGATCCGTCAGGAAGAATTGGCAGCAGATCGGGGAGTTTGACACCGTGACACGCCGTGTCTACCCGGTGGCTGATGGAGACACCATCAATGAATAGTTCTGAAGAAGAAGCACGGATCCAACGGGATCTCAGAATCAGCAGAAGGAAGACAGCCAAAGATCTGAAGCGTGAGAATCGCAAAGTCTGGATGCTGATCATACGGGATGGACTGTTGCTCATTGCTCATGGCATAGCACTGCTCATCATTGGAATAGGTGTCACAATCGCTGCAGTTGCAGTCATAGGAATCATTGCATGGGGACTGTATAGTCTCATCATGAGATAGCCTACTCTGTCAATTGTCAATGCTTGTGGCTATAATTGATAGCAGAAGGACAACTCATGGCAGGCAAGAAGATCATCATAGTCAGGAAGAAGAAGCAGGTGGCACCAACACCTGCCGTTGCTGATGTGGTGAAGAAGGTTGTTGCAGACAACAAGAGGTCCAAGTCTCAGAAGGACAAAGCCAACAAAGCCACAATGCCCGTCAGGAAGGTCCAGAAGTCCGGCAGCAACATTGATTGGAGTGCAATCAAGACAGTCTATGTCACGGATCCCAAAGCCACTCACCGTTCCCTAGAAGAGCAATTCAAGGTGTCAAGGAGTGCCATTGCAAAGCACTGCAAGAATGAGAAGTGGGCAGAAGAACGCCAAGAGTACATCAAAAAAACAGAGTCTAATGTCATAGCTGCAGCCGGTGAGGACCGTGAGGATCTCATCACTGCCTTGACCAATAAGCACTCCACACTGCTGAACACACTCTCTGAGAAGATCACCAAAGCGGTTGAGACTCTATCAATGGATGAGTGGGCAGCAAAGAATCTGGAAGCTCTTGCAAAGGCTTCAAAGCTAGTCATTGAGGGTGAGCGTTTAACTGTTGGACTTCCGTCTGACGTGAAGGGACTCTCTGATCCAAGAGGTGACAGGCTTGGTGTTGCAATTGAGACGCTTCATGAGAAGGCAAAGGAAGTGCTAGATGGCAAAGATAAGTCCTAATGACGCTGCAGATCTGATCACCGCTCTTCAGACAAAGCCCCGGTTCTTTGTTGAGGAAGTGCTTGGAGACTCTATATGGTCCGGTCAAGAGCAGATCATGAACTCAGTCCGTGATCATGCAGAGACGTGTGCCCGGTCATGTCACGGTATCGGCAAGACCTTTGTTGGATCCCGGACCGCTTTGTGGTTCCTCAATTCATTCCAGAACTCCATAGTGATCACCACCGCTCCAACCTTCCGGCAGGTTGAGAAGATGATGTGGAAGGAGATGAGGGATGCCATGAACAAGAGCAAGGTCCGGCTTGCCGGGAAGATGCTCAAGACTCCCAATCTCCGGGTGGATGAGAAGTGGTATGCAGTGGGACTCTCCACCAAAGACGGTGATGCTTTTCAAGGCTTCCACGCTGAACACATTCTTGTCATAGCAGATGAAGCATCCGGTATTCCTGAGAAGATCTATGATGCCATTGACGGTGTGACAACCTCTCAACATGCAAGGATCCTATTGCTTGGGAACCCTACCAATCCAATGGGACGCTTTGCCAAGAGCTTCAAGGATCCAACAACCGGCAAGATCCACATCAGTGCATGGGACACTCCAAACTTCCAACTGAACGGGATCAAGAATGCAGAGCAGCTCATTGAGCTTGGCAATGCCGGGAAGCTTGAATCAATGCCGGTGCCGTTCCCGTTCCTGATCACTCCACAATGGGCATACCGGCGTGCCTTGCAGTGGGGCATCAACTCCCCTATGTGGATGAGCCGTGTTGAAGGCAACTTCCCTGAAGACGCTGATGACGTTCTGATTCCACTCTGGAAGGTTGAAGCAGCCATGTCTGAAGAGAGACGGCTGACGGTTGTGAAGGACATGAACAAGAGACGGACCGGACTGGACGTTGCCCGGTTCGGTGATGACAAGACGGTCT